GGGGGTTCCCCTGCTCAAAGAAATTGGATTGGTTCAAGAGGTTGCTTTCACCGTACCAGTACCCGGGGCTGTCCTCGGGGAGACCGGTATCGTAATCCACGTCCATCAACTCCTCTTCAAGAGAAGCATCGATAGCCGTAGTCTCAGGCGGGTAAAGCTGCGGGTAGCCGAATGGTTGTTCTGGCATGCTAGAAGTCCGGTCTAAATGGTACTTTTGGTGCCCTGGGGGCTCCTCTCCCCATGAACCTGTTCATCGCCTCCATCGACCACGGGAGGATCTGGCCAGCGTAGTAGTTCACGCCAGTGTTCAGGTTCCCGTACATCCGTCCCAACTCTGCATTCATAATCGAGTTGGCAGCCTGGTTCTGATTGAAGAGGGCTGTCAGCCCGGTCGCCCCGTACATGCCACCCATCTGACCTTGAGACCAATAGGGGGCGGTTGTCCCGTGCTGTGCAATGTTCTGGAAGTCTGCCCAGGTCTGCTCAAAGGGACCGACATTGCTCCCGGGTGATGGGCCGGTCCCAGTGGCTCCAGTCGCGTAGGGGGCGTAACCCGGGTTGAACAGGTTGGCCTGAGACGTGAACCCGCTGTCAGTCGGGATGTTCATCTCCGTGGTAAATGGCCCGGGAAGCGTGCCCTGGCCCGGCCCGAGAACTGGTGGCCCAGACCATGCCTCACCTGATCCGACAGCTGGACCCGTGCCCGGGATGGGCAACTTCTTCTTCTTTTTCTTTGGCATGACAACTACCCGTACTGGGGTCCACTCTGGGAGTAGAGTCCGGTGACCCGATTGTATTGCTGGGCAGCGGGTGAACCCAATTGCCCCTGATATGCACTCGCGCGGTTCGCACCCATCTGGCCCCAGATGTTCCCTGTCTGGCCCCCGCCACCCATGACACCCCTGCTGAGACCGCCAATCCCGTAACGGGCAGGCCCCTGCATCTGCTGCAGCTGGTAGGGAGATCGGCTACCAGAGGCCAGTGCCATTGACACCCTGTCTGGGTACTGCAACGGGCTCTCTGTCTGGAACGGCCAACCTGCCTCACCATAGTTCTCCGGGGGCCGCAACTCGGCAATTCTGTCCTGAATCGCCCCGACATACCTGCCTTCGGTAACCTTCCCGACACGCTTGTCGGAGTACATCTGCCAATCCCAAGGATCTCCAACCCCCTGGTTTGGGTTCCAGTTGTGTCGTTCAGCCTCGTCAAGCCAGTTTTCAATTTTATGCTCGGGCCAATCGTAGAACATCCTGTGAGTTGACGGGTCGTCAACATCGGCGTCCGGATTGAAACCAGCTGTCTCCAGAATATGCTCCAACCCGGAGATGGAGAATCTCTCGATGTTCGGGATCCCCTGCTGGGACCGGAACAGGTACTTCGGGCCACTATACGGTTCCGCCACGGGTCGCTCCTAGTAGTTGCTGCCCAGGGCACCGATCGAGCTGGGGTATTCCCGGGACTCGACCTGCTTCTTCCTGCGGACATCAGGAGCCGTGAAGTGAGCGATCTCCATCCCCAGTGGAGACGCCGTTTCCAGAGAACTCGGGGTCATCCAAGGTGGCAGCAACGGTGCGGACAGCGTCTCGTGGGGAGAGCGATTATAGACGCCCCTTGCTTTGTTCCTTCTCCTGACCCGGAGAGCCTGAAGCTGCCTCATCCTCTCGTCATTGACGCCTGTCATCCCATCATCTCCCTTGCCATTGCACCCTGTTCAGCCTGCTGAGGGTTCCCGCCCATCATTGTATTCACCAAGGTCTGCTCAGCGCCGCGTGGACTTGCCCCAGGCCGAGATATCCTCTCGTTCACCCTATGCGTTGAGGCAGGCATCCCGGGGGCTTCGCCACCAGCCGGTCCCATCTGGTCAGAACCCGGGGGGACATCCTCAAGTCCAACGATGATGTCCTTCAACTCGGGAAGATCGGAGTACCTGGAGAAGGTGTTCAGCAACTCCTTGTAATCGATCCCCAACCCCTGCTGCTGCATCATCGGGAGACTCGGCAACACGACCTGCCCGATGATCTGGTTCAGCTTGGCCAGCCTCTCCTGTGGTGACACGAACTGCATGGAGTACGGCTCGATGTCAACCTCGTGGAGCAGGAAGTCGTGAGTGGCCCGCTCCTCGGGGGTGAGAAAGGTTTCAACCGGCCCGACAGGCTGCTCGTTGAGCCTGACCGGGTAGCTCTCCACGGGGTCCGACCACAGGTGAAAGCCCCAGTCACGGATCACCTTCTTGGTGAACAGCCTGACCTCATCCTGCATACCAGACATCCGCTGGCTGGCACTCGCATGCAGCAACTGGTCCTGTGTTGCCGTCTCGCTCTGAGCACCAAGCCCACCCATCAGGTCAAGGTTACCGGCCTGCCAGCTGAACAACTGCTTGATCTGCAGCATGAACGCGAAGTTCCGCTGATCGATGCCACCGAACATCTTCTCCTGAATCGCCTCGGGGTTATCCACCCCTACGATCTCTCCGTCGCTGGCCATCCGGATCCGGTCAGCATCCTCAGAGTCGACGCCCCTCGTGAGACCAATCACCTTGAACCGCTGTGCCTCACGGACCAGCTTCCTGAACAGCCCGTTGGAGACCTCGTGCAGGCCACGCCACAGCATCGCCGGGGCCAGTGGCATCGAGTTCCCATCCACCTCGTTGAAGTACAGGAGGTGATAAGGACCAAGCGGGTTGGGTGGCCCGTCCCACTCCACGACCTTCAACGGCTTGTCACCCTCGTTCGGGCCAAGCGTCACGATCAGCCGTTCCTTGGGAAGCCAGATCTCCCACAACTCTATCTTGTCTTCCAGCTGGCCCTCGTGCTGGCTGGCACCCTGGGTGATGGTGCTGGTCCTCTCGTCACCGCTCTCGTTGAAAGAGAAGTCCTCCATCGAGGTCAGGTTCTCCCTGGCACTCTTGTTGAAAGACTTGTCCTTCTTGGCAGACTCAAGAGACATCCTGTATCGATGACCGCAGTAGTCGATCTCCTCTGGGACATGAGAAGTCATGTCGTGGACCCAGTCGTCCAAGCTCACGCTCGCAACATACGGTCGCGTCTTGGTGAAACTGAACCCCTCCTCCTCGTAGTTCCCAATGACCTGCGTCCCAACCTTGCAGATCCCCATCGAGAACAGGGAAGATCTCACGCAACGCCTGAGTGCGTTGTGGACATCATAGGTCCGGAGCATCGAGTTCATCGCCTGCTCCAGCTTCACCCCGTGGGAACGGAGCTTTCTGGAGTGGGTGAACACGAGGACCTTGGGTGGCCGGGCTGCCAGCTGGCGTTCGTAGATGTTGGCCGCGATCTCCATCAGGTTGAGCAACACCGGCTTGTCGCTGCCACCATCAGAATAGTCGATGCCAACGTATTGCTCGATCGCCTCTTTCTGCCTTCTCCTGAACGGCTCCAGCTTCTTTCGAGAGAAACGCATCGCGTCTCTCAGCCTCCCCAGGTGCTGCTTGTTCTTCGGGTTCATTCTTCAACCACCCTGCTGATGAACACTGGCGTCTTCTCGCCCACATATGCCCCGGCCACGTTGAAGTCGAAATACTCGTTGGCCTCATCCCAGCCCATATCGTCCCGTTCCATCAGGACCTCAATACACTTGTCCCGGTCATAGGCCATCACCCGCTCCTGGCCACTATTCAACCAGACCTCGGCGTACCCGATGATGGCCTCGTCAAACCCATCCGCCTGCAGAATCTCCTCGTCAGGCAGCATCTCATCCAGCATGTCCCCGTTAGGGGTCTCAGTCCCACTCATCACTCGTGACCTCCCTTTGTTGCCTTCTCCATGCGAAGCTACCGGCAGGAGGACCGTGCTCGGTTCTCTTGGCAGGAGCCTTCTTCCTCTCCCTGATGATCTTGGCAGCCAATGCGTCCGCGATCACCACGTCCCCGTGGTTGTCACCCTTGTCAGTGGGGTCGATCGTGCTGACTGAACCGCCATGCTCAACCCTACCGTTGGGAAGGTACACGAACTCCCCGGCCTGCCGCAACGCCTTCTTGCTGGGGTTGATGAACACCCTTGAGAACAACACGTCACGGTAGTTGGCCAGCAGGTCCTTCTTGCCCTCGGATGTACTGAACCAGCCTGGGCGATCGCTCTCCTTCTTGGTGATACGCTGGTCATTGATCGCGTAGTACACGTTCCCGAAATGGCACTCCTCGATGACCGTCTTCCCAAACGTCCTGCCCGGGCCGGTGGCTTCCCAGATCAGGAACGCGGGCCTTCCACCCGGCCCCTTGAACCAATGACACAACGCGACACACAACTCGGCAAACTTGTTCGGGGTGATCTGGTTGTCAGCCAACTCGGCAACCTTCTCACCAGTGTGACGGTCAACCACGCTGGCCGCTGACTCACTCGCACCTGTCCCCTGGCTGATATCCACCCCGATGACGTAATCGTGTATGTCGTTGGGCTTCAAGTGCACGTCCAAACGTGTCCAGACCTTAAGGTTGCCACGCCCCTCCATGCTGTCCATGAACTCCGGGTTCCGGATGTCCTCGAACATCAAGTGGCCCTGGTGGTCAGGCACCCTTGCGAAGTCCTTGCCAAGCTGCTCAAGGGTCTTCGGGTCCATGAACGGGTAGGCTGAACCCTGGTAGTCAATATCCAGTTGGGTCGCGATCTCGACCGGGTGAGCCCTACGCTCACACTCATTGTCGTACCACGGGCTCCTCGAGCGTCCGTCAGGCCCCTCGTATATGCCCTTGGCCTTCTCAGGGTGCCGGGACCAGTGGAACCGCAATCGGGGGGTCCCCTTCTGCAGCTGGGCATAAAAAGCGTTGGCAGTCCCGTTCGGAGTGCTGTTGAAGATGCGGCAGTTGGTGTTGTCTGCCGTGGCCGAGAGCACGTCGTAGCCACCACCCTCAAACGCGGCGAACTCGTCCACCAGCAACGCTGTACGACGACCGCCACGACCAATGTTGTCCGTGGTGCTCTCACCCTCGATCTTGGAACCATTCTCCAGGTTGATCATCTTCAACTTGTTGCGACGCATCTGGGGCATCATCCAACTGGGGAGCCCCTTGTGTATGAAGTCGACATGCGAGAAAAGCGAGTCCCCAGAGCCATCCACAAGCCCCTCTTTCCGAGAGACCATCAAGAACGACTGCAAGCTCCGAAAATGCCAGCGCCAGGTGAATAGAGTTAGACAGATCCATGAGGCACCCATATCCCTCGATTTCTCGATGATGACATCGTTCCCCTTGAGCAACCCGTCCTCGCTGGGGAGAGCCTCCTCCATCGCGAGGAAAGCCTCGTCCTGGTACCCATAGGTGATGAAGGGGAGCTTCGGGTTCGGCTTGCGGGGGTCAAACGTCCAGACGAACGTGTTGATCCAGTACAACAGGTCACGCTTGCACGCGAGCCACAGGGTCCGCTGGAACTCCAGATCCGTCGCTGCCTTCGCCAGTATCTCCCTCCGGTACGCCAGGTTCTCCCTCATCCCCTTCGGGACCTGTCCGTACAGTGGCAGAGTCCAGGGTTCGGAGCATCTCAGCGATTTCATTAGTGCTGCGGGTGGCATCCTCTTTGAAACCCTCCAATCGCTCGTCCGTGTCAGCCTGACGGGATACCATCGACATCCAACTCTTGTAGAACTCCCTCGGCTCAGCCCTCGCGTACTCCAGCAATCCCCAGGCACCACTGCTAGGGGCGTCCTCCGGGGCAATATCGACAACTCCAAGGTTGTCATACACCCACCCGAAATCACCCCGGACACTGCTCTCCTTACCCTCGAACACATCAGCTGGCGCTGATGTAACAAGGGTCACGGGTGCCTTCTTCCCACGAGAAGCCTCGGAATGGTAATTCCCGTTAAAGCCGAAGGCCCTGGCTGACTCAAGCCACGACTCCCTCTTGTCACGGCCATGCTTCTCCAACGCACGGCGGTAGGCACTGAACTCGGGCCAACGGCCCTCACCCTTGACTCGCTCGCGGAATTCGTCCTGCGTCTCTGGCACGGCTCGCTTCCATCACGACCCTCGCCCCTCCCCTGAACCGGGCTAAGGGAAGAGCAACCCAGACGGGGGAGAGGAAAGGGAAGGAAAAGGCTCCCGGAGTCTAGGCAAGGACGCAAGCAGGTGTCAATCAGAAACACCCAACACCACTCAAGAGGGGCTGACAAAACTGACAGAAGTCAACCAACATTCTGCTTAGTGAAAATTTTCACTAAGCAGGTTACCGTTCGTCGAACACTTGTCGAACACTTGTCTTCCTGCAGGTTTAGGGGGTGTTCGACCGTTCGATCGTTCGTCGAACACCGAGAACGGATCGGTAGAATGGTTCCCCACCATATATGCATAGAGGTCCCATAGGGGTCCCAAAGGGGGGGGGGGGGGCGCGGATAAGCCCATGCATGGCTGTGGATAAGCCGGGATCGGGTGAAACTGGGACATGACCCAGATTGGTGTAGCGGTAAGAACGGGATAAGTTAAGGGGGTACCGCCTTCGGCGGGGGGGGCTTGGTTCATTTTTACGCGATTCGGCACGGGGCGAGGGGCACGGCTCGCGGCTGGCGGGCACCGCAGGCCGTCGCCCTGGGCACCGCAGGCTGCCGAGGCTGCCGCCTCGCGTGCACGAGAGCCACGGCATGCCACCAGAACGACCATAACCCCTCGCCACCTGCCCTGCAGGCCCCACAGCCCCACCAGGTCACCCACCCATCCTGCCATTCTCACAATCCGCCGGAGTTAGAGGTTGACACGCCACCACCACTTGTGTGCTACAATGTCAACATGTTCCCCTTCCCTCTGTTTGGAGTGCTTCACAATGCACGCGGATGCTTGGCTCGGCGGTTTGTTTGTGGCCTGCTTGGCGATCTGGATGCTGTCCGACCTGGTCGCAGCAGTCGGAGAGCGTATCCAGTCTGGTCAACACCTCGAGGAAGACGACGAATGAGGACCGTCGCGCGAGGTCATCGGCCCCACCAGGTGGACCGGTGGCCTCGGGCGCCTGCCCTTTTCACCCCATAGGAGACGATGATGGATTCAGCAGAATGGCAGCGACGGAAGGACGAGGCCGCCGCCAGGCGGCGCTTGCTCCACCGCTGGGAGAAAGCAGTCGGGGACAGCGCACGCCTCTGGTGTCTTGGCGAGTTGCGGGAACTGCTCGAGGACCAGGGCGAACCCACCTGGTCCCTCGATCACCTGCACATCTCGTCCGGCTGGCAGCACGCTGCTGCGATGGACGCCATCCAGCGACCGTTCCACCTTGACGAGGAGCCGACAGAATGACGATGACGATTGATTCGCCACCAGCCCGGAGAGCCCGTGCCACCCGTCGACCGGTCGCCCTGGTCGGACCCGTCGCAGGCCACCACGCAACCCTCGGGCTGTGGGTTTGGGACAACCGAGGGGAGCCCCTCGAGGATTGCGGCTCCCCATCCGTTGTCGCGTGGGCCGGAGATCTTCCACAGGCTGCACGTCTGCAACTCACCGAAATAGCACGCGATGCGGTCCCCGCGATCGAAAGACCCGTTCTAACGATCCTGCAGGTTTGGCCACTCGACCAGGAGACCGACAAATGACCAAATACGAATTCCGAACGATCCGCGGCAAGGGACCCGCCCGGTCTCGACACCTGCAGACCGTCGACGGGGGGCGGACCACCGGGGTGATCGTCCACCAATCAGGGACGACCTATTGGGTGACGGGGCCTGTCGAATCCCCACCGCACCGCTTCAGCACTTTCCGCGCCGCGAGCCGTTGCGCCGCTGCGCTCCACCAGGCCTATGACACGAGGATCAACCGATGACGATGAGAATCAAATGGAAAAGACCCAACGACATTGGGCAGACGATGAGCCAATGCGGACGATACTGGTTTTCCCGGCCTGCCGGGACGGGATTCGTCCGAATCTGGCACGAGGACACCTGGACCATCGTCGGCCACCGTGACACCGTTACAGAGGCGAAGGCGGCGGCGCAGGAACACTTCGAAACCATGCGACGTGACATGGTACTGACCAACCGATGACACCGTTACCCTGGAGGACGCGAC